TTATCTAATCCGTCTCAATGTTTCAGAAGAAACGAATAAGGTAGTTTGTTTTTTTACAGGATTCAAAAGAACTGATCTCAGTCCCGCTAACAATGGTTTTTCGATAATAGAGTGAGCTAAACAACCTATTATTACTGCAACTAATATACACAATAGTGTACTTAAAAGATTTCCAAGCAAATCATGGATACCTAAATCTTTTATTAGAATTGCTATTAATCCTAGAAATGGCGCATGTGTAATATAAATAGAATATGACGCATTCCCTAAATAATTAAATATTTTCGGAATACGAATTTCTCTATTCATGTCAAAGGATACTAATCCTAAAATTAAGAGCGTACCAAAAATGGCATACATTAAGTAACTGTCTACATTTACCCAATCATACATAACTGTTAACCAAGTAAACATATACCCTAAAACGGCCAATGTAACAAATAATTTCCCACGCTTAAGTCGAAGTTTCATAGAAATATATGCACAAATGCAACCTAAAATAAAATTCAGATTTACCTTATTAAATATAAAGCTGCTGAAATAATTATTCATCTCTATACCCTTTGCATAAATAATTACAATAAGCGCAGCCCATATACCAATTAAGTATCTCAAGATTCTTTTATTAGCAAAAATAAGACATGAAAATATTAAATAAAATAAAACATTATGTCTTAAAGACCAAGCGGTATAAATGATTGGCTCTTCTTCCATTGGAGATAAGAGATAAGATCCCATAATAACTTTTATATCATTTGAATAACCATAACCAATGGGAATAAAAAAGAAGAAAACGCAAACTATCGTAGTAACAATCCAATAATAAGGATAGATACCGATAAATCTTTTAAGCAAAAATGGGCGAAACTTCTCTTTATTTCCTATATCTCTAGAATGAATATAGAACATCATGAATCCCGTTAATATAAAGAAATAATCCGCTCCTCCAACACGCTCTAAATTTGTTAAATTTAAAAAATTATAATCAAAATGTTCATCTACTACAAAACTCACATGAAAAATTAAAACTAGCAAAGGAACAATAGCCCTAGAGGCTTGAATTAGATTTAATTTTTTTCTTTTCTGCATAGAATCCCCCCCTAAACAAAATACAGTCTAAATTTAAATACCCTATTATTTAGTCATATATTTTAATTTTCTTATGAGTTCTATACATAACGTCAATATTCACTTTCAACATTGTAACATCTTAAAACATACTTATGAAGGACATATTTTAGTTTTAATGTATTCGTAACATTACTTCTTTTCAGATAACCATGCAATGAGTATTAATAAAAATACATTTATTCAGGTAGTATTATGGAGTTTTCCCGTACATTAACATATCCATTTTTTATATTTTTTTGCTTTGTATAAATAGTGTCATTCCCGAATTTCACCACCAAATCTCTCTCCCACAATCCACACGCAAACAAAAAACCGCCCATTATCAATTAGGGCGGCTCTTGTTTTTATATCACATACACATAGGCTTCGTTTGCTATTACATGATATGTTTTGCACTTAAATGCTCTAGTTTTATCGTATCCATTTCACATAAGATTCATCGAAATACATCCAGCCTTCGACACCTTCTCCAGTGACGTAAATCCAATCCTCATAACGATAATGTACATCGTATGCAGACTGTTTTGTAATCTTATTAATTACTGCATCCCCTGTGGATGCCCCTTTGCGAAGGTTAATATTTGTTCCATTAACCCATACAACCCCTTTTGATTTACCGTCTTTGTTAATAGAAGCAATATCATCACGCATCCAATTGTTTTCAGCTACTTTATACCAAAAATTTGAACCATCATAATACCAATCATAATACGTATGACCTTGTCCTTTAACAGCTTGCCTCATTACAGGAGAATTAAGATTAGGTTCTTTACGAATATTAGCTACTTCAGCAGTAGTTGTAAGATAACCTAAAACGTTATCATTTTCTTCTGGTGGTTGAGTATTTCCACCTCCATCAGATATTTGTCCAGTTAAAGCATAAACGATTGAATTAGCAATCTTGTTAACATCCCACTTTGCCATGTCTGAATCATTATCAATGAATCCAAGTTCAATTAGAATTGCTGGCGCTTTTGTATTGGCTAAGACATAAAGTTCCTTACGTTCTTTAGCACCACGATTAGGCCAGCCGACATCTTTTGAAAGTTGCGCTGATACTTTTGCTGCTAAAGCTTGTTGATCGTAATAGCAAACCTCTACCCCAGTAGCCGCCCCATTATAAGAATTTAAATGAAACGAGATTACAAGATCTACAGAATGTGAGTTACAATTACGAACAATGTTTGATAAGTTTTGTGCCTGAGTAGAACCTGTTTCATCAGTATCATCATAAACTGTATGTCCTAAAGCTCTTAACTTAGCTGCCACTGCATCTTTAACCTGACGATCCATAACATGTTCTTTTCTATTTCCCCAGTTAGCACCTTGTACAATGCTATTGTGTCCTCCATGTAAACTATATTTAGCCATTACTCTACATCTCCTTTTTTATTAGTATATTCAGAGTTTGTCTTATTGCTCTTACTACTTAAAATTTCAACTGCATTTATCAAAGCTCGTGGAAGTGGAATTCCCATTCGCCCAGCATTTTCTAAAAGTGAAAGTAATTCATTTCCGATAAAGAAAAAGATTGTAGCTTCACGAAGTGCGCTATTTGTTCCTACAATCGCATCTGCTTGAGTAGCTGCTGCGACCAAAAGAAAAAGCACCACCTTTTTGGCGATGCCTTTAAATCCAACTTTACTTTTCAACTCTCCATTAAATCCTGCTGCGATTACTCCTGTTAAATAGTCGATAGCTGCCATGATAACCAGAACTTTCAATGTCGTATCCCATCCTCCCAAGAAATACCCACAGAAGCCACCAAACGTAGCTATAAATGCTTTCAATAATACATCAATACGATCCATCTTTTCCTCTCCTTTTTTCAAAATAAAAAAGCCTTACTTATTAGGAGACTTTTGTTTCAGATCCACATTTTCATTTTTTGGTTTCACTTTATTATTTTCTTCTCTAAGCTGTTGATTTTCCGCTTCTAGTTCGATTATGCGCGATAAATAAATGTTTCTTTCTCGATTGGCTTCGTTTAGCTGTTCTTCCACCACTTTTGCGTAAATTTCGGGATGTGCTGCTATTTTCATTATTAATCACCTTTTCTATTTTATTTAATCGTTCATCCGTCTTTGCTACATATTGCTGAAAACCTTTTATTGTAACTGATAAAGAAGCGTATAAATTGACTCCTTTTCGATCTGTATCCGTGAAAGAAATTGGACAATCATCTACCATGAATCCATAGTATTTTGGGATGTCATTTAACGTGTATGGCATTTGACCTTCTACCCTTTGTTCACGCATTTCATAAAGGGTATTTATATCGTTTTTAAAATAGTACTCTTTTATTTTCAAACCCCAAACATCTTGCAGCGCATCGAACTGCAAATCTTTTATAAAAGTTTTCATTTTTCGTTGAGAAGTAGTTTTATATTCAGTAGCTACAACACCACTATGACTGCTGTCATCACCGGATTTTATCTGTAGGTATCCCCACCATGCATCATCAGAACTTAACCTAGCTCTATAGAGAGATATGAAGGATTTATTCCCCTCATTTACCCATTGATTTTGATAGCTACCATATTTAACGAATTTGAGTCCGTTTGATTTAAACACACCGTACTCATTTTCACGCGGATGATTACATGCAAAAACTGGTCGCCATCCTTCAGTTTCTAAGTAAGCTTTTGCGGTTACACTTTTTCCTTGACCATTATCATTAATAGATAAGACACTCGCACCATAATTTGCATTATCATTACCTATTGAAAACGATACACCAAGAGCAGTTACTTCTCCTTTATATTTTTCATTTCCTTGTGCATCGAAGGTTTTCGTATATAATGCTCCGCCTTGCAGACCTGTCTCAAATCTCGCTGTATTCCAATTAGCTGGGTCTGGCGTTGTTTTCCACTCTGAGAATATCTTACCTCCAGATGTCATTTCAGCTTTCTTATTTTTATCGTTCGGGTCAACTGCTCTAATCGTAATACCTTCTAATAACTTACCTGCAATAGATTCTGTTGTAACGGCACCTCTTAGGTTAATTCTTTTTGCATCTAGTTGAATCGTTTCTTTAGAAATGTTTATAGCAGCAATAACATTTCCTTCTTTAACAGAAAGATTGATATTTCTTTCAGCCACATCAATACGAGCTTCCATCGTTTTTACATAAGCAGTAGTTGCATACTTCCCATCGGCTTCTAATCTCGTATATACTTCTGTTTTTTTAGCAGAAAGTCCGATACCCTCTTCATTAATTTTAAGTCTATTATCAATTTCAGTTGTTTTCTTGTTATAATCTGCCTTTGCTACTTTATCAGCAATTTGTTTTAGAGCTTCCTCACGGTTTTTATCGACGGTAGTCTTTAAAGCCGGAATTTGAAAACCACCAACATAGTCTTCTACTTGCTTAATATTTACTTTTGCTTCAATTAATTTTGCTTGTTGATCTAATTTTGAATTGGCATCAGTAATTTGTTTACCTTGATTCGTAGTGGTTTGCGCAAGTTGCGAAACAGAATTAGAAAGACCATTTGCAGTTTGTTCCACAGTAGTCATGCGCTTTTCAAATCCAGATTGACTATTTTGGACACCTGTTACAGTAGTTTTTACACCTTCCACACTTTTTTCAATCTCTGTTGCTTTTTTAGTAAATTCAGCATTTGTTACTTGATTTTCTGGAGCTGGAGTCCAGTCTTGCGGTTTATTACCTTTGTATAAAGCAACCCATTCTACAACGGCTTTTGTAGTGTTACTTGGAAAGTTATACAGACTTAACTTTCTTGCATTTCCACTTGTTGCTGCTACAGCTTTAAAAGTTACATAGGTAACGCCATTTGCATAAACATTTGTTGCGTATCCAACATTATTCGAGCCGCCATTTTGCCAAATTCCAAATTTCTGCCCTTGCGGAACGCTGCCTTTAATTACGAATGTATATTCCTCACCTACTGAAAAGTTTTCAGATAGCATGTACAGATTAATTAAATAATCGTTTTTTTCATATTTAACATTTGAATCTAATAAAAGGTTACGACCTCCAGCTTTATCATTATTAACTTTTGTTTCTACACTAGTTAACTTTTCACTGATTTTACCTGCTTGCTCTTTAATTTCAGTTGTAGTCTTTTTGAGTGCAGAAGTATCAGACTGTACAGCGGAAATCGCCTTTTTTGTGCCTTCCACAGTTGTTTCAACTGTATTTAGTTTATTACTAATATCAGTATCTTTCTTAGTTAACGATTCAATGCTTTGTTTAAATCCGTCTGCGGTTTGCTCCGAATTTGTAACACGCTCACTGATCTTACCTTGTTCAGTTTGTATGTTTGTAACTTTTGTTGAAACGCCATTAATTGTCTCTTCTATTGCAGTGGTCTTCTTGTTAAAGTCTGTAGCAGTTTGGCTTACTTTAGAGTCCACTTGCGAAATAGTACGTGCATTACCATCTGCAGTCTGTTTCGCTTCGTTAGCCACTTTTGATACTTGTGTTAGGTTGTTTCCTAAATCAGTAACACTTTCCTTTGTTGCAAGACTCTTTATCGATTCATTCGTTTGTTCAACAGAAGTGCTTATTTCTTGGAATTTCTTGACGTTTCCTTGCTTATCAGTTTCATATATTTGTTTACCAATGAATCCATTATTAATTTCCTCTTTTGTAAAGACGCCAGATTTATCTGCTTTATCTCTTATTTGATTCTTAACAAACTCCCCATCGACCTTACCGCTCACATCTTTTTTGATATTTAAGATTTCACCAGAAATTGTCTCTGTATCTTTTTTAACGGCAGATACTTTTTCATTAAGGTCTTGTTTTGTAGCCTCTATATCCTTATTTACTTGCTGTAATGTTTCATTTTTTATTGCTTCTACATCAGCAATGATAGGCTCCCACGTTTTACCGTTCCATTTCTTTAAAATGCCCGGCTTTCCTTTTGATGTATCCAGCCACAATGACTTTCCAGCTTCTAAATGATCTGTTGGGGCTACATTACTTTCCACGATAGTAGTTTGAAAGTTTTTTTGATTTTCTTTTACTAATTCAGCGAGCTTTTTTGCTGCTTCGCTTTCTTTCTTTACTTCTTCAACCTTTTCTTCCGTAATTTTATTAAGTCGTTCGGTATAATCAGTAGATTGTTCTAATAGCTTTTTATCCAATTCTTTTACAACAGATAAAATGTCAGAAGTCCATTTCTTTTGTTCTTCTGTACGATCCACCAATTCATCACGCTTGTTGCTAAATTCATAGACATTTGGCGTTTGTTCAAATGGATAACGTCTACGTTTTACTACACGTACATCGAAATCCATATTGTACTTATGATGTTGTAGAATTGCTTTGTCTCCTACTTTAGGTTCATTTGTATCATCAAAACTAGCTTCTTTATGATCTACAGTGATAGAGACGATAGGAATATCATTAACAGCTTCCTTACACCTTTTTAACGCCGTTTCCTTATCTTTAATTTTGTCATCTTCAATATTTTCAGCTTGTCGATGACGGATAAGTTCAGGCATTTGATATTTCAAAGGTGACTCATAATAATATTGAAATTGCGAACCACCACCTTCTTCTTCGGTGGGCGTATGTCCTAGTAATAAAACAGAGAACGAACAATCGCTGTCATCGGTTGTCTTCTCAATCGCATTCACATTGTATCCGAACTTGTATAATTTATCTGTTGTTTTTCCAATACGATCCGCAAAAATAACGGTCATATTATCAAAAATACATTCAATATCATATCGTTTGATTAAGTTCTGGATCATGCTCATTCTGTTTGCGCCACCGAAATTTTCAAAATGCAACTGATTCTTTGGAGAACACTGATTCATATATTTAAAATTACTTCCTTTGAAAATATGAGCAAGACCTTCTTCAATAGAAAGATATCCGGTAATCTTTTGCTCTTGTGTTTGTCTAGAAAGTTCTGCTCCAACTTGAATTGCATCACAATCTTTAAACCCTAATTCGTTTAATTTATTGACTAATAGAATGTAATACTGTCCTTCAAAAAGAAGTAGATTTCTGTCCTCTACATATTCAAATACTCTTTTATTGTTTTCTGTATCTGGAACTTCGAAGCGAATAGAGGCCGGCTCACTTTTGCCCTCTATTACTTCAAATAAATTCATATCTACAAGATGAAACTGTTCACCAGTAGAAAGTTGTTCGATTTTCGGTCTTTCCACTCGTTTCATGTATTACCAACCCACTTCTAAGAAATCGATTTTGTTATTATGATCGGAACCAACTTTGGAAAATCCACCAGCTTTAACGATCACATTATTTACAATGCTATCTTGCAAATTCTCTACTCGGATAGTTCTTGCTTGTACATTTGAAAGCATTGCTCTAAATACTTTTTTCGTACCACCTGCAATATTTAATTCTCCAATATGAACATCTGCTCTAGAATCCCAACCGTTTTTATTATTGTATTTAACCGTTCCACCAACTAAACCCCAATCGAGAGTAAAGTAATTCCACACACCATCTTCCCAACATTCTTGCACGTCAGGATTATCGATTTTAACACTATAACCATAGTCCGTTACAATGCCTTTTGAAAATGCTCTAATAACCGGATTGGTCATCCTAACATTTTTATACTGTGGTGCGTTGTCCCCTTCTTTACTTTTAAACCAAATACCGCGCGATGTTTCTTTATTTTTCCCATTTCGAATGTTTACACCCTCAATAGTAAAATCTTCACAGGTATCATTTAGGATTTGGAAAATGAGACCATGACCGATATCATTTCCAGTTACTTTTCCTGTTTTAAAATATGAAACATTATTAAATAATCCAAGCTCTTCTAATACATTTTCAGCTTGGACATCATAATTTATATTTTTGTGAATGATTTTATCGATAGGCGTAATTTCTGCAAATCCCTTTTTTACATTTTTCAGTTTGAGATTTACGTTTATGTTGTCACAAGGCGTAAGGTCGTAAGGCTTCGTATTTTGGTTTGTGAACGTGTTTTTATCATTGAATGCATAAATCCCTACTGTTGCCCCTGCGGACGTTGTAGCACTACAGTCTGTCGCTTCTATATTGATTTCTGCATCTTTTACAGCATTTAAAACGACATATGATTGTGATTCGCCACCATTGATAACTTTCGTATCAATTTTTATATCTTGGCAATGGGATAATACAAAGGTCTTTGCATCTTTTATTTTTTGTATATCGAACTTACCGCCTTTAAAGGTAATTCCCCGTGTTTTATCATATCCACCAATATTAACGGTGTCTTTATTGTTAAAAAATGTGGTGCTACCTGCTTTTAAAATAAAAATAGCATTCGGATCAGCCCGAATACTAATGTTACTTGGGATATTCAAATCACCAATTGTATATTTTCCTGCCGGAATATCTAATGTTTTTCCTTCTGATTCATCTAATGCTTTTTGAAAATCCGTAAAGTAATTCACGCTATTGTATGGAATCATAGAACGGATTGCAACCTCTAGAGAAGCATGAGCACCTTTTACATTGTTTACTTCTTTTTTTATGTCATCATAAGCACCTTCAAAAGCTAATGCTCTCCATTCTGTATCTAAGCACAAAAATAAGCGTTTGGTTGTCTTGTCCATAACAAGTGCCGAAACACCTGTCTTATTGTTAGCAACAAAGAACCCTACACCATCAGTGCTACCGGGCGGCATTCCTTTAGCTCCTGTGGTATATCGGAAAAATCCTGATTTCCCTGTTAATTCGGTTATATCTGCGACTGACAAAGCAAGCCCTACATCGTCCGTTAACTTAACCTTTTGAAATGTATCTGTAGCATCCAATTTCGTTTTTATTTTTTGGTTGAATTCACGTAATGTGTTTTCTCCTAACCTAGCTGCAATCACTTCATCAAAACTAGACGGATTGGCTACTAAGAAATCTGAAATCATTTTTTCAACGACATGCAAAGCATTCGTATCACCATCTAGAATCATTTTTTCTAGGGCCACTTTGTCCATGCCATATCCTTCTAAAAATTCATTGAAATCATCGACTAAATCTCTATGATTGATTGCATTCTTAGTTATGCCACTATAAATCAAATCAATTTCTTCGTTTAATTGCATTCGTTCATCAGCGTTAATAGAACTATTAATATGATGTTTTCTGTCCACATTCTCACCCCTTACAAGTAATAGAATTTCGAATCAATTTCACACCAATGGAATGAAGAGGATTCGATTTTAATTTGATTGATACCTGGCGCAAGATGAATTTCTCCAGCATCAGCATGACGTACTAAATTACGACCATATTCATCTTCAATATGAAGTCCTTTTATAACAATGATCCCCTGTGATACTGCGCTAGGATTATAAATAGTTAATGAATCATTTGTTGTGAAGTTAGTAATTTTCACATAGCGTGGATCACATTTAATTCGCCATATAATATCGTGTTGAGATGGGTTAATTTCCATCGTCCCGATATTTTTGAAATAGAACATTTTATCTTTGAATGTATAATCGTATGCATCATCCCATTCTAAACCCATGCCCCATGCAAATTTATTCGCATCCCATTCTTTTACATCTGTTGATCTAAAGATACTTTCTCCAAAACCATCAGGTATAGAGAATTCAATAACAATTTCAAACATTAAAGAACCGGGCGGACGATTAATTTTCATGTCTTCATACTCAACACGTCGTCGTATGCTCGGTTCTCTTGAATAAATAATATAAAAGTCTTCTAATCTACCAAATAGGGCGTATAGTTCATTTCTTTTTTCATATACGCCCTCAATATCCCCTGTATTCACAAGAACCCTTAATTGACACCCTCGCTCTGTATAACTTTTATTGTAATGACGAACGCCGAATTGCCCTTTTATCTTCATCTTGTCCGACTCTTTTCGAGGTGGATCAACTATTAATTCTAAAGTTTCAACATTGTAATCTTTTCTAAGGGAGCAAGTTTGTCCATTCTTAAATAAAAGTATTGTATCCTGCATATTTATTGCCCCCTCTTTAAAAAGTTAATATTGTCTTCACGATAATTTTCTTTTTTAACAACACGCTGAACTGTGCGACCGTCCACGATAATCGGCTGATCTACTACAACTTGTACAATCATGTCTTGTGGAGAAGTAGGAACGGGACCACCTGCATTTATAATTGGAACACTCATTGCACCTGCAGCATTTCCATTCATAGCTTGTCTACTATTTGACATATTTCCATATACACCACTCATAACGCTTTTCAGCCCTGATAGTTGGCTCATAGAACTAGCCATCATACGGCTCATATCATTCATGAGTTGGTTCATACTTCCGGTAGTGCCAACCATCGTTGCGGCAATACCTTCACCAATCTGCCCTAAAGTTTTTCTATTTAATGGAAGTACTGCTTCTCGTCCGGCTTCACCTGCACCTTGTAGGTTTCCGCCATTCATGCCAAAGATAGTCGGTTTAGTGAAAATACCGCCTTTCGCTCGCCAATCTATGTTGATTCCAGAAGGATAAGTAATATCTTTACCTAAAACATTTTTCGTATTGGTTTGCAAACTGAAATGTGGAAGAGGTGGCATTTCTGGTTTTGGAATCTTTAACTTCAAATCACTAAAGAATCCTTTAATTTTACCAATAAATTCTTCTACCTTACCAACCGCCTCTTTGATTGGATCAATGATATTACGTTTAGCCGCATCGAATTTTTCTTGTGCTGCATTTTTTACAGCATTGAATTTTTCTTGCGCTGAATTATATAAGTCTGTAAATTTTTGTTTGGCTTGATTATACGTTTCAGTTACTGGTTGAATCACATATTGTTTCACTAAATTCCAAGCTGTAAGCGTATAAGATTTTATAGAATCCCAATTTGATAATATCCAATTGGCTAAATCAGCAAGCTTTTGCTTGGTTGTATTCCACAATTCTTGAACTGGCTGAATAACGTACTGTTTTACTAAGTTCCAAGCCATAAGAGTATATGATTTGGCAAGTTCCCACTGTGAACTTAACCAAGAAATCAAATCACTGAACTTTTCTTTTGTTATACTCCAAGCTTCTTGGACTGGTTGTATAATATATTGCTTAAATAATCCCCATGCAACTTGCGCCACAGCTTTTGCAATTTCCCATTGTGTGCCCAGCCAAGTAACCAATTCAGCGATTTGCGTACTCACCCAATTGTAAGCTTCTTGAATCGGTTGAATAATATATTGACTTATTGCTGCCCATGCAATTTGTGCTCCAGCTTGAATTAATAACCATCCTGCTTCTAAAACAGTTGAAACCGCCGAGATAATTGGATCTAAAACAGTAAGAATTGTATTCCAAGTATCTTGCCAAGTTTGTACGAGTGTCCCCCACAATTCGGATGCTGTAGTTACTAAGAACGACCACCAAGTAGACGCTGTTTCCACAATCCCAGACCATAAACTACTAAAGAATTCCCCTATTGGGTCAAAGAAACTATGCATCATTTCTGTGAATGAGGACCAAGCTTCAGAAAAGAATTCAACAATGGAATTCCATGTATCACTACATATTTGACCTATACCCGTCCATAGATCACTAAAAAATTGACCAATGGGTTCAAAGAACTCATGCATTGTTTCTACAAATGAAGACCATGCTTCACTAGATGTTTGAACGATACCGTCCCATATCCCTATTAAAAATTCTTTAACTGAATTCCATATCTCTATTGTCCAATTTTTGATATCATCCCAGTTTTTATAAATAGCAATACCAAGAGCGACTATGGCTGCAATGATAATCGGAACAATAGCAACTATCCCAGCCGCTACAGCCGCACCAACCTCGAATATACTCATTACCGTCACAGCTATAGGCGCAAGTGCCATAATTGCACCTGATATTATGCCAATAGCCATCGCGAGAGCCGTTAATGTGGCTGCTAATTCTGGATTGTTAGAAATCCAATCAGCGATACTAGCAACAACATCAGCAATCACTCCCAGTAGAGGTTCAAGAGCCATCTTTAAATCTTCCATTGATTTTTGAAACTTAACCGCTGGGTTTGCATCCATTTTCTTAATAGATTCATTCAGCTTATCCTGATTCTTCTGGAAGTCTACGTTTTTTTCTGAAGCGTTTATTAAAGTATTAGTTAAATTTTGTCCTTGGTCTTCAAACATAGTGGCTAGAACTTTAACCCCTACTTGATTCTTTTTAACAGGATCTTCTATTCCTTCTATCGCTTTAGCTACTTCCACCATAGCTTTCGAACCGTCACTTCCACCTTTAGCGACAGCTGCACCCCATTTTTCTATTTGTTCAGTAGCAATGCCTGATCCATCAAGTGCTTCTTTTAAAGCTTTATCCGCACCTTGTGCAAATTCAGCTAATTTAATTCTTCCCTCTTTAAGCCCATCTAAGAGATTATCAATATTCCAACTACCTGTTTCAACGCCTGCTTCCATAATTGCTTGGACTTCTTCAGCTTTAAAGCCCGCACGAGTTAGCTGACTTCCGTATTCGGCAATGATATCTAATTGCTCTGGTGGAAATCCCATTTTCAGCAAAGCATCAACCATACCTAAAGCACTGTCTTGCGTTATCCCTAATTCATTACCTATTTCATAGGTTTCTTGAATTAATTCTGTAAAATCTATACCTTCATAAGAAGCTGAAATTGCTGCTGCACCTTTGACAATTGCTGCATTCGCTTCATCACTTATATCTTTATTTAAAGCCCATTGCCTACGGACCCCTTCTAAAGATGCTTCTGCATCAACACCATAAGCAGTAACACCTCTAATAGCTTCTTCAACTGATTTTTTGGAGGATTCTGGAACATCAAAAGTAATATCTATCTTCGTTTTTAATTTTGACATATCCATTGCTTTTTCAATTGCAGTTGAAATGCCGCCACCGGCAGCCATACCACCGATGACATTTTCTAATCCTACTTTCAGTCCTTCGAATTTCTTTTCTGTTCTGTCAGCCTCTTGCTGTAACTCTCGCAATTCATTTCGTACTTGCTGTATTGAATTGCCGGCATCCACAGACCGAAGGGCTCTTTGTAGTTTTTCAATATCCGCTTCTGTTCCTAATGCTTCTCGTCCGATAATTCCAATTGCTTGTTCTAGCTGGCGACTTGTAGCCGTTCCGCTTTTGATTGCATTCACAAGACGATTTCCTAATGCTCCAGCAAAATCATCAACGCTCTTCCCTGTCGCACTAAACAATGTTTCTAATTGTCTTGTTGAACTAGCTACGTTTTCTTGTTCAGCTTTCATATTTCCAAGCTTATTTTTCAGACCATCAAGTGACCCTTGTGTAAATTCAATTTCACGCCTAAATGCACGATATTGTTCTTCGGAAATTTTTCCATTTTGAAATTGCGATTGAACTTGCTGTTCCGCTGCCTTTAATTTATCAAGCTTTTCAGTTGTATTTTCAATTTGCTGCGTGAGCAACCGTTGTTTTTGTGCCAATGCTTCCACATTACCGGGGTCAAATTTCAGCAACCGTTCAACATCTTTAAGCTCTTTTGCTAAGTTATCACTCTGTTTATTAACATCTTTCAATGCATTTTGTAACGGTTGAGTATTCCCGCCGATTTCAATCGTAATCCCTTTAATTCTTCCTGCCATTTTCTCACCTCATTTCTTAGAACGCATCGTAATCTTTTTGAGTCGCTTTTCTAACTTTTTCTTTGTCTGGATTTTTCATTTCAGCATACTCAGCAATATAATCAAAGCAATCACCAATAGTCATAACTTCCAAATCCCAATATGAGAGTTTTGCTTCATAACAAAGAGCAAGGAACAATTCAGTGCTTAATTCTTCATCACTGAAAGTCCCTTGCTCTCCATTTATTCTCTTTATTTTTTTTTTGCTCCCATTGTTTTTTGGATCATCTCATTAATTTCTGGCATTATATCGTAAATAGGGAACTCGTCAAATCCTTCTAACCAAGTCAGCGGATCTGGAATTTCTGGATTAGCCGTTTTAGCGTATAACCAAACTAAATCATAACAAACTTCGAAATCCACTTTGTCGAAATCTAAGTTAGAAAAATCAATTGTACCTTCTGTTGCATCTTGCGAAGTAAATGTACCTATAGCTCCTAATTTAAACATATCAGCAAATAAATCACGTCTAAATTGTGCTTTATATCGTTTAGCCGATGCTGCGTTTGCTTTTAATTTTACTTGTTTTCCGTCAATAATAATTGTCTTTTCCATCTACTTACGCTCCTTTTGATAATGTAGGTACTTTTGTATAGACTTTTTTGTACCAATTATCATAAATCTCTTGTTTTGATTTAGTTGTAGTTTTCGTTTTAACCATGCGTTTTCCATTAATATCAATAGGACTTGATACAAATTTAAGTTCATTTGTATTTGGCTCCGCTGAATTTGTTTTTGTTTTAGATGCAAGTGTTGGACGACTAGCTGAACAGTTGAACATAACGTGACGCGTTGCTCGTATATCGCCATCAAATTCAAATAATAATGCATATGGTTTTCCTTTCGCATCAGCTAATTCGTTTAATACGCCATCCTCTTCATCTAATTGCTCTCCTAATGCATCGATTGCAAATTGTTCTGGAATATTAGCAATTGATAATGTGCCGTCATACCCTTGGTTATTACTCGCTGCGTAGTAAAGCATGTCATCTGCGTAGAATTCAATTAAATCCCCTCGTGGATCAAACGTTAATTCAACTGCACCCGGCAATGGAATTGGAGTACTAAATGTAACGACACCATCTTTAATCTCGAACAGTGCATAATGGACATTTTTCAAACCAAAAGCTACTTTATTTTCATTCATTTATATCAACCTCGTTTCATAAAATTTTTGATACATTTTTTCAGATTCAATAAAAGTCCCATACGATTTATAAGGAATTTCATGATCGTCTAGGACTTGTTCTAACTTGGCTTCCGCAACTAAATCTTTCTTAGTTGTGTAAAGCTCTATATTCAAATCATTTATCTTATGGTACACCTTGTTATCAGCCATTAAATTTGCTGATCCATCCACAAGAAAACAGATATATGGTGGCGCTGGAACGGGATTAGTTGGTGTTGCTGTGAAATGCGAATAAGCTACAGGATAACCGGTAGCTTCAAGAATTTTTGTTAATTCACCTAATGTTAATGTCATGATTCAATTGCCCTTTCAATACGTCTTGGCAATTCATCTATTACATATTCTTCAACAGGTCGAATATGCACTTGTGCCGGTACTCGTCCACCACCAACTTTTGCATGTCCATTTTCTAAAAGATGTGTTAGTTGACCTTGTGTATTATGCAATACAACGCCCTTACCTTCTTTTTTCTTTCGCCAACCTTTACGATAAGCACCTGTTTTTTTAGGGCTACCTTGCTTTAACTTACCAACAGCAATATCTCCTACTTCATCGATTTCATTTTCCAACTCTTCTTCCACAACGTTCGCATATCTTTGTAATTCTCTAGCAATCTCACTCGCAAAATCGTTCATACTAAGCATGCTCCTTTGCGATAATAGTCAATGTTTGATACATTTCATCATCATTCATTGGCGGTTCGATAATGTCAAAGATACGACTCCTCATTTTAATTCGCATTAATTCTGTAATACCTGTTGTATAAGGAATTATAAACCTATAAATTCGTGTAGACTGTGAAGCCGAAGCTTCAATGTACTCCGAACCTTTTACCGTTTTTATCATTGCCCATGCTTTTTTAACTTCTTGCCAATTACCTGTTTCTATTTTTTGATTCAATTCATCTTTTATCACTTCAGGTTGTTCAATGATAATTCGATTTCTACAATCACCTGTATTTAGTGGTTTTTTGTACTGAAAAGGACGCATATTAATCACCGTCCAATTTAATTTCTTCTAATGCTTTTTCAACACCTAAACTATTAATTTGACTTAAAAAGTTCTTGTCAAAATACTCTAATGCATCGTTATAAACATAACGAGAACGTTCAAAGACTAACTCCTTGAACTCCTCGTCATTATTCAAATCATAACTCCCGCAAATCCTAAGCAACGCCTTGTTAGACGTAGAAAGGATGCGCTTTAGGTTATCATCTTCATCATCACCCAAGTGCATCCTATCTTTAAATTCTTGTAATATTTCAGTTGAAATCACTGGATCCATTCACATCATTCCTTATTTAGTTTCTGGAGTTGTAGGCGGTGTGAAAGAAATCTTTAAGTCGTATACAAGAGCTGCTTTATTATCTTTTGGTTTACCATTCGCAAACTGTTTGATTGTATAAAGCGTAGCATCTTCAATCGCTAAAGTTTGGTCAAACTTTTTAAGCTTATATCCACCAGCAATTGCTGCAAGATATTGACCTTTTACAAAGAATAATGCTTTACCAACTGGCACTTCTTCAGATTCTACAGTTTGAATGTTATAAGGTAATGCCATTACCCATTGACCTGTTGAGGTTTGAATTGTATTGCGAGCTTGTACACCAATTGAATCTACAGGATTTACAACCATTACAATGTTATTTAAAACTTTTCGTGATTTTCCTTTCGCATCAGTTGATAAAGCTTTTACTACTTCATATAATTCTCCAGCAACAACTTCACCAAATTGAGAAGGAGCAAATGTTAATGTACCGGATGATTTCTTATCAGTAACCGCGCCTGTAGTTGCATTTACATCTTTCATTAAGCCTACAGGTTGATGAGCTACTGATCCGCCACCATTTACAAAGCCAAACTCTAAACCTACTGAATAAGATTCTACTAATAGAGTTCGAACATAACGTTCAACCCATTCTGGGCCAAGATCTAACATGTCATTTGGAATCGCTGCAAATGCAGTTAATTTAAGTTGACCGATTTTCTCTTCACGGAACGCTGCATTTACTTGTCCTCGAATTTCACCGAATAGCTCACCCCATGCGTATGCTTTTGTTGCATCAGAATAAATGAACTTAGTAACTGCACCTAAATCTTGTAAACCAAGTGCTTCAAGCAATGGATGTTCTGTTACTAAGTCTTCAAATACTCGTTCTTGTGTAGTTACTGGAAGGATTTCACCGTCTTTAAATCCACCATCTTGTACTACTGCATTAAAGAATTTTGTTTCAGCTGCAGTTAATACGTTTTGACCACGTTGTTGAAGAATAGAACGATCTAGCATTTCGTCATTTACTTGATTACGGACTGTGTTAATTACATCCGTTTGCATTGCATCAAAGAAATTTTCAAAAGCAGTTGATTGTTCCTGTTCTGTACTTTCAGCACTTGTTAAAGCATCTGTTAATTTTGCTTTCGCTTTATTAAATGCTTCAGATTTATTAAATTTAATCGTCATTATGTGTTTCCCCCATTTTTTTTAATTTTATATTTTTATAATTTTAAAAAGAGCCCTTTAATCCCACTGTTTTTTACAGGTGTAGGACTAGGCTCTTTTGGTTGATTCTTGTACTTATTTAATTCATTTTGCATTGATTGCATTTGAGCTTTTAATTGTGCAAGTTCCTCGCTTGTATTGTCTTCCACAGTTGTTGCAGTAGTAGTGGCAAAGCCGATCTCAACGGCTTCGTTTGCGCTAAACCAGGTTTCTTCATTAACCATATTACGAACTTCTTCACGTTCGATATTTGCCCGCGTCATGTAAATATCAATGATGCCATCTTCTAATTTCTCAAGCATATCTGCTTCTTTTCGCATAAGTGTTTTACTGCCCCATACAATTGTTGAAGCCTCATGGATCATCATCATTGAACCTGCTCCCATGATTAATTCATCTGCTGCCATCGCTATTACAGAGGCTGCTGAACAGGCCCATCCATCTACATGAATTGTAACCTTTCCCTTGTGTGACTTTAGACGATTATAAATAGCAATCCCATCAAAAGCACTACCACCAGGAGAATTAAGATGAATAACTACATCGTTATTTCCTGCTGCTTTCAAAGCATTATCAATATCAGCAGCAGACGTAGATTCCCACCACCATGATTCACCAATATCTCCGTAAATCGTTAATTCACTAACTCCATTGTCTTCATCATGGACTGCTGCAAAATTATGCGGGATGTTTGCTAACTGTTCATTATATTTCTGATTCTTAAAACCAAATTTACGCTTCATCTGTTTCATTTGTATTCTCACCTCCTTCAGATTGAGTTAATTTTGTATAATTTTTCGTAATATGATGTGTATTTAAGTTAGGGTCATCGGAAACTTCATATCCTACTTCTAATCGAATCTCATTCCCTGTAAATGCACTAGACGAAATGAGTTTATCAATACTTGTTGCTAAATCAAATATACTTTGATAAGAAACGGCTTTAATTTCAATTTTTTGACCTGAAAGATACTCTTCTTTTTCAAAAAATTTAACGTTTGCTTCGTCTGAAATCTTTTTTAATAATGGTTTCACTGTGAAAAGCATGTAATTCTTTGTTTGCTTCTCTACATCAGCCATTTCGCCATATAACAAGGCAGTCGGAATACCGAAAGCCATTGCTACTTGATTTAAGAAGCCGCTAGTTACTTTGTTTATTTCTTCCACACTTTGACCGGAATTCACTCCACCCGATGTTTCTTCGTATTTAAATCCTGGTTGTTGTGGAATGATGGCAATGTCATTTTCTCCAACCGCTTTATACATGTCATTAATGAAGTTTTGAAGTTTTGCCTGATGTTCTTTACTCTTTGCAGCAAGCATGTCCATATCAACTGTGGCTCGAATCTGATTCTTACGCTTTTGAGAACTTAATATCCTACCGAATAAATCACCATAATCAGTAAACAAACCATCGATCAGAGGTGATAACTTGTCATTTCGATATCTTAAATGAATGACTTCACTTTGTTTGAAACTTCTCTTAAACTGATAATCTTTTACTGTGACATTCGTAAAAGTATCTTCAAACACAGCATATTCATTATGTTCAAAGTCATCCGCAATAAGTAGATCACCATCATCAGCTTGTATAATCAAAGATTCATTATCATATATAAGTTTATAAATGAACCTTTCCCAAAAGGTACTTGCTGTCATATTCTTATTCGGTCTAACATTTAATCGATAATAAAGCTCATCCTTTTTGAACTCTTCACCATTTTTCACTCTAAATTCCGACTGACTAATTGTTCTTCCTAAAAAAGAAATACATGTATCAATTGCTAGCCGCTTCATATGGACTCTATTTGCTTTTTCAATAAACATTTCCACATCAAACATAAATCCTAATTCACTATTTCTTTTAAATACAGCGTCCAACCATCCAATGATTATCACCCCCTTTATTAGAATTTAATACTGTCTAACATAAAGTCGAATTCATCCACAAGAATGTTATCCGCTTGCCATAATGCATGAATAAAAGCTTGGAATCCATCCGTTTTGCGCTTAAACTCATCTTTTTTCAAATATTCTTTGTTGCCGTCCTTTTTGATGTGGACGTAGACGTTGTTGGTGTACCAACGCATTAATGGATTATCTCCAAAAATTATACGATTGTTTGCAAATAACGTTTCAACTCTTGGAGCTAAAAGAGAATGTATTGCCTTTGGGTTACGAATATACAACAATCTAAATCCTTCAGCTTCAAGTGCCGTTTTAACAAGATCAAGTCGGAATGTATCGGCCACAATCGTATTAACACCGTATATCTCACGCATTTTCACAAACCAATCTACGATGTGAGCGATATTAATTACAGGTTCATCCACAATAGTTAACAAACCCTTTTCAGCCCATTCATAAATAGGTGCTTTCAGTTTCACCTTATCCAAGAATCCTTTACGTACAAAAGAATGACCTTTCCAAATATAATCCTCACCATGTTTAAATAGTAAACCGACCGCTGCAAAGTCTTTGATGCTGGCGAAGTCGAGTCCTCCCACAGCTACTTTGTGTCTTAAATCTGGAACTTCTCTAAGTGTTTCTCCATCTTCTTCAAAACCAGTACGCATTATTTCTTCCCATGAAGCTACAGACTTTGTTAAATCTGTTTCAGGGTAATTCATACGTTTTGTTATGAATTCTTCACGGTTTGAAGGATTATTTTCTAATTGTTTATATTGGGTTAATACTTTTTTAAATAATTGTTTAGCATAAGAACTTCTTGGCTCACTAAACATCGGATTCGCTTTTTCCCACACATCAGGATTATCAATTTCTTCTGGATTATCAATCTTGCAGATAAAAGGAAACAATGAATCTTCTAAATCTTTTCCCTTTAGAATGTTCATCGCTCGCTCTTTCGTCTTGTCCAGAAATCCGTCGCGGACAAAGCCATCTGTACCAATAAAAAACTCTCTAGCATTTGGCACTTTTCCAAGTCCACTAGAGAATACATTTACTACATCAAAATTTTCATATCGATGAATCTCATCGTAAATAACACAACCGTCACGAAGTCCATCCTTAGAACCAGCATTAGATGTATGATATTGCATAATACTTTGGGTATCATTACTAAGTATTTCAACCTTAGTTCGATAAAACATATCTTCTAATATTTCTTTACCTTTAATAGCATCATAGACTTCACGGAAAGAAACTTTTGCTTGCTTCTCATTGTTGGCCACAATTGAAACATTGTATCGATCTATTCCGTGTAGTGGACTAATAAAGAAATGACATAACGATGAAATCAAACCATTTTTACCGCCACCACGAGCCATCATAATTAAGAATTGCTCATAAAAAACAGAATCATCTTCTTTATAAAAAAGAAAAACAAATGCTGTTAGGAATTTTTGGAATGGTTGCAATTCAAAGTACCATTTCTCAGTGAATTTTATATAGTCCTCATGCATTTCATTATCGAAATACAAATCATCGCGTATTAAGATGTATTTCTCCAGGTACTCAATTAGCATTATGCGCTCTTTATTTAGCTTAATTTTCCCTGTCTTATACATTTCAATATATTCAGCAACGTATTGATTTTGAATCATGTTAAATCTTTAGCAGAGCGCACAGGTTTTGAAGGAACTTTCTTTTCTTCTGCCGATGCTTCTAATCCAAGTGCATCTAAAATTTTTATCATTCGATCATTAGTTTTATGCAAATCATTAATAGAAGGATTGGATTTCGGACCGTGCATGCCAGATACTTTTATTCCTGTTTCTTCAATATCATCAACGAGAATACACTTTAAATCCCACAACGATAAATAGTCTTGAATTAAGTCAGTATAATGATTACCTACAATCTTTTTCTCTTTCAATTGATTTGTTAAGTCCTTTTCAATCCTTTTTCTCATTGTTTCACGCTTAACTCTAGCCACAATATCCCTCCCTTCTAATTTACATCGTTTTCCAATTCGATATAACGCGCGAATTTGCTTATAAATTTAGAAAATCGACCCCCTCCTCCGGTGCCCCTTAGAGCAATTTTTAATGAAATATTTTAAGGGGGGTACTGTTTCTGAATCATTTTCACCACTTTTCATCGTGTTCCCATTTGTTGATTTTCTTTTTGAATGTTCTACCGTGTTCTTTGTTATGACAATCCACACAGACTGTTTCTAAATTGTCTATTTCTAATGCAAGTTCTGGATGATGTTCTAGTTCTTTTATATGATGGACAACGAGTTGAATCTTCTTACGCTTTGCACTCTCACTGTATTCATTCGTGTCTGTTTGAACACGACCATTTTGTTTACACTCTTGGCACTCATAGTTGTCACGCTTCTTCACTTGTTCTCGTATACTTTTCCACTCACCACTGTCATAGAACTTACGCTTCTGTTGTTTGGTTTTGTATTCCTTCATTAATCATTGCACCACCATGTTTACAATGTTTGCACTGTAATCCATCTTTCGTTCTAGCTTGTCGCTCAGTGTATCGCTCTTTGTGTCCGCATGATATACATCTAAACTGTACAAACCTCTTTGGTTTCTTTTCTTCTAATAACCCAAGAATGAATTTATTTACTACACTTTCACCAGCTTCTTTCATCTGGTTTGGCGTTGAATTATTAACTATCTCATCTAATTTATCTTCTAATTGTTTTAATAATTTGCTTTCATTATTATTAATTGCTTCCTCGCCTAATCCTTGAACGAATGCACCAAGGACAATCGCCATCTCAAGTTTAGTTAGTTGCATCTCTTCTTCTCTCCTTCCTCAATTATTCCACGGAATTGAATATCAAGACATTTTTCACAATAAAAACTTCCTAGTTTATTTTAAATAGCCTTTTCATATCTTACAAAATAACCCTATTTTTGAAAATTAATTAAATCCATAAAGATTTTATATACTCATAGTGCAATAATAAAAGATAGAAAGGAGGTGACATCGTGCATGCTATTAACAATTTATTCATGCGTTCAGTTCACTTCTTTTATGAACATTTTATCTTATACTTAATCGCCCTAGCTCTTAATGCAACATTCAGCGTTATGCTCATGGAGTTTACGCATGATATCCCCACTAGTAAAGGAGCAATTGGCTACCTATTTACTAATCCTGAATATATTATCACCTCAATCCTACTCTCATCTAGTATTGGATTGGTATGGATAATACTTTCGTTTTTACCACTTGCGATTGCTTATGATGGTACAGATAAACTTGCAAAATTGGTTAGAATTTTTCTGGTGGCTATTGGAGTTGCCTTAACAATTACAGGATTCATGTTTATTTGCCGAGCAATCAGCTTTTTCGGTCTCTTAATTATTGGTGGTCTTATGGTATTCTTTGCCCTAAAAGCGATATCAGAAGATTAATAATCATCTTATTCTAAAATACTCAAAAGTAATTTATTCCTTATAATACCTTTTGCTAATCTCTTATTCTCTTACTCAAAATACGGTAAATGAAGTTTTACCATTGATAATAGAAAACACCCCTACCATAAAAGATAGCGGTGCATCAAATAGACAAGCCTTGTTCGTACGCTTCATATTTTTTAGTTTGGTTGTGAGGTTGTACGCCTCTTTCAATCGCTGACAATACATCACTCTCCTGGAGTTACTTCTATTTGTCTCGGAGTCAGCGATTGAAAGAAGAGCAAAAGCTCTCCTTAATAACGGTATCATTCAATCGTTACCATCTGCTGGTTTCGGATTTTGTGTGCCGTCATTACGAAACCATTTAGACAACATATAATTTATAAAGGAATTTATGAGCTGTGTTTTCCGCCACTTCTCACAATACAAATATATCACGTTGATTCCAAAACAACCGGTACATTTCCTGCCAAAAAGCGGTCACGACTCTGCCATCCTTTTATTATATTGTTCAATTATCATTCATTTTATATCTCTAATACACTACTACATACTCACTTATTTTATTTTTTTGATACTATATATATATTTGAATTTAGCTCTCCGTTTTCACATTATGAACTTATAAGGTTTACAGTTAGTACCGCTTGAGCATATTGAGTAGTCGGAGATGATACAATAACTGGGAATACAGTCAGTTGATCTCCTGCAGTTAATGAGGCCTGGATTGTCTTTCCAAAAGTTGAAGAAAGACCCGCTGATGCTGCAAATAATGATCCAAGAAAAGCTACGTTATTCTTTCTAATTTCATAATTAACTATCCCTTGTGATAAGAATAGAGTCATAGTAAATGATATCTCATATACACCGGTAACTACTATTGTAATGCTATCTGTTCCTAAGTCTAAAATTGTATTCGAAGCAGGTCCACTAAAAACAAAATCTACTGGTACACCTTGTTGAGCTGCGAAAAAAGAATTACTTCCATAAATTGAACCAAATGCAGTTAACTGTGGCCCAGTTGGTCCCGTTGCTCCTGTCGCTCCCGTGTCTCCCGTTGGGCCCGTTTCTCCTGTCGCTCCCGTTTCTCCTGTTGGGCCCGTTTCTCCTGTTGGGCCCGTTCCTCCGTTGGACCCGTTTCTCCCGTTGGGCCCGTTTCTCCCGTTGGGCCCGTTTCTCCTGTTGGGCCCGTTCCTCCCGTTGGACCCGTTTCTCCGTTGGGCCCGTTTCTCCCGTTGGACCCGTTTCTCCCGTTGGACCCGTTTCTCCTGTTGGGCCCGTTTCTCCCGTTGGACCCGTTTCTCCCGTTGGACCCGTTTCTCCTGTTGGGCCCGTTTCTCCCGTTGGACCCGTTTCTCCCGTTGGACCCGTTTCTCCTGTTGGGCCCGTTTCTCCCGTTGGACCCGTTTCTCCCGTTGGACCCGTTTCTCCTGTTGGGCCCGTCGGTCCTGGTGGTCCTCCAGATGGCCCGGTTGGTCCTGTAGGTCCTGGTGGCCCTCCAGATGGCCCGGTTGGACCAGTATCTCCTGTTGATCCCGTTGGCCCTGTTGATCCCGTTGATCCCGTTGCTCCTGTCGCTCCCGTTGCTCCTGTCACTCCCGTTGCTCCTGTCGCTCCCGTTGCTCCTGTCACTCCCGTTGGTAACATGAACGGTACCACGGGAGGAAATGTAGGCCCAATTAAATTATGATTTAATGCAGACATATTTAACTGTTTTGATAAATTCAATTCATTCCCCTCCAACTTCCACCCTCCCTTTAAAAATTCTGTTTTTATTAATAAATGTAAGTACTTCCTTGATTGAATCATGTACCCAAAAAATAACAGTATATTTCTGAACCGAGTCAACATAAAGGGCTATACTCAAACACTTATCTTTATCAATCTATGAATTCTCCATATCTTATATTGTGTGTAACTGACCCCTTCGCTGAATCCCTTGATATCATTGATTTCATTTCACTTTCTCTTTTGAGTTACACAGTACGAAAATTATGAGTAACTGTATAGATTTAAAAAGAAAAAAGCAATGATTAGATTTTAAACCTAGTCATTGCTTTATCCATTACATCTTGGTTTACACCTATATAACGTAACGTGACCTTCTCTGACGAGTGATTGAATATCTCCATAAGTAATGCTATGTTTTTTGTTTGCATGTACATATGATATCCGTATGTCTTTCTCAAGGTATGTGTTCCTATTTCATCTAACCCGAACTCTGCCGCTGCTCTGCTTAATATCTTATATGCCATGCTACGACCAATTGGACGATTCTTACCTTGTCTACTTTGCAATAAGTAATCATTGTCTTCTTTTTCTACAATAAACCATTTAAGTTCTCTTTTCAGTGCTGCTGTAATTTGTATTCGTTTCTGTTTTCCTGTTTTCTTTTCCCGCATAGATATATGACTGCCTTTAACATCCCCTACTTTCAATTTCAAAATATCTGAGATTCTGAGCCCTGTATTAATACCCATAATGAAGAGAATATAATTACGTAAACTCTTTTCCTTAAAATACTCTTTTAACTGCTGTATTTGCTCTGGATCACGTATCGGTTGAACAAAATTCATTATTCATTACCTCCAGCTTCTTCTACCTCATATACTTCTAATCTAAGAGCAAAAGCTAGTTTATAAAAAGCATTTGATTTATTTCGTCTATACGTACGCTCACTCATACCAATTTCGTTATAAACCATGTAATCAAAGACCTCTTGATCCTCTAGATATCGTTTTACAATAATATCCCTTTGGTTTTTACTAAAACGACTTAATACCTTATCAATTTGAAAAGATAAACGTTGTAGTTTCACTTCTCTTTCACTCATAGCAACATTTGCTAAAGCAATATCTTCAGCTGGCTTCCCTACTGTATTTGTTGGACCGTGATATCTTACCTCGCTAGATGCTGTAACCTTCATCTCGTGTCTAATCATCCCAAATTGTCTATAAATACGAACATTTTCAAGAATCTCTTCTAAACGAGCCTGAGTTGCTTTGCGGTCAATTTTAGGTAAAAAAGTTAATTGCGTCATATATAAAAACACCCCTTATATATTTTGTTAATAAAAACAAAAAAGCGAACATCGAACTATAAGAGCAATATTGTTCATGCTCTTATAGTTTGATGTCCGCCGGTTCTTCCAGTAGGACAAAATTTATAATTACTTTTTATTATATCATCAAGGCAAATAAATAAAGGTTTAATTATTATTTATTTCTTATACCACTTACTCTGGATAAATCTCCTTTAACATAAAGTTTCATCTCTCTGATTATTAAATACATACAATGTATAACTACCCTAATCTTTTTAAAAATAAAAATATATAGAAATATAAAATTGATGGCATAAAGCCAAAAATAGCACTTCCCAATAATCTCGGATCCAGCATCAAAAGTAGCAATCCTAATGAAATTATTCCGGATAATGCATAAGCGCATAATTGAATTATATGCAATTGATATGGAGACTTAATGCTTGTAAGATATTTTGATATACACTTATCAATCATTACAGAAACTGGAATTCCAAATAAGATATATAAAGGGATGATGTATATTATTGCTATCATAATTACATCCATAATTGAGAAAGTGTAACCGTTCGTAATAAAGTTACCTGCTTCAAATATACTCGATAGAATTATCCCTGCTAAAATAGCGGTTAACAATCGTTTCACTTTCTTCCCCCTTAAATTAGAACTAATTAAATACATATTCAAGTTTAATTTTATTTGAACAAAAAGATAAGGTTTTTATACAAAAACCTTATCTTTTAAATTAAAAATCTAAATTATATTTTAATCCCATGCCCATTCTGCTGGAAAAGCATTTACAAATTCTACTTTTGGTTTCCACGGCCATAAAGCATCAAACCCTAACGAATCACTTATACTTCTTTTATGAAGAGTAGCAGGATTAATATCAGGCGCGTATGGTGTATGCAGAATCTTATAAAACTCATGACTAGGTGCTTGATCATGATACCCTGCTGTTGCACCGCTACCATTACGATTCAGTGTCACAAATGCATAAGCATCAATATCAGGTGCACCCGGTACTAGAGGGTTTGCTGATGCAGTTCTCATCCCGAATTGTACATTCCCATAGCTTTTAGAATGTAATGACATCTGCATATCAGATTTAGGCGCTTGACCCTGAAGTTTTGTCCCCAGCCGAGTAATACCAGTTGTGATACCAGTGTCAGGGAGCGCCGTTATAGTAGGCATGATATTTAACCATTTTGTTTGATCATGTTGCCACATTACTGTGACATCTAATCTAGTTCTAAATTTATTTGTATCATATGCGAATCCACGTCCATCTCCATGGAAAGATTTATATGCCGCTTTTATTTGCCATGGTGCCTCTACCGATTTGTAAGGGATAAATGTTTGATATCTAAATTTATATCCGGCACTGTAGCTACCGCTAGCCCTTTGAATTGAAGAAACCGCTACATTTTTTGTTCTCGAAGAGAACGCATAATCCTTTTCTATATAAGTTGATGCATTCTTGACCTCACATTTTATTTCTTCTTTTTGAGATTCGTTCAAAATAATACCAACATCTTTTAATTTTTGTTCTCGTTCAGCAATAACTTGTTGTGGTAATTGTTTTACAGTTTTTATATCATAATATACTTTTTGCGAGAAATTCCCAGCTGCCCTTTGTAGCGGCTGTGAATACATTGTACTCATCTTATCTGTAAATTCTGTTTTAGTAGTCGTCCCAACTAAGTTACCATCTTTATACACTTCATATAGTCCGGTATCATTCGGGATATTCCCCCAAGAAACTTTGTTGAACTCCCCAGATTTCACGCTATTGATAAATGCGTTTTGCATTGGATATACAACGCCATTTACATTATCCGCAGAAGCTCTTGTTATCCCCACATTACTAGCGTATTGTTTTTGGGTATTATTATCTCTTAATGTGGATGCTGTAATAATACTCTCATTTTTTTCTTCTTCATTTCCCTTATAAGAAATGAACTTGAATGTATAAGAAATACCTGGGTCTAAATTTTCCACTGTATAGTTAGAATTCTCTCCACTCCAAACAGGCTCCCATTTATCTTCTTCATTCAGCTTTTCTATTTTATAATTCAATCCATCTCTTTTATTCCAAGATAAAGTTATAGAATTAGATTGATTTTCAATTTTAATATCATCGGTTTTCTTACTGAATTCATTTTCTGTTTCACTCACTGTTCTTGCAGCATAAAACTTGGGCGTTGATTTAAAACGTTTACACATTTTTTCACCTTCAAGATTAATCCACTTTTCGCCTTCCCATGTCTTAATCTTCAGCCATCCATCAGATTGTCCATCTAATATAAGGATTTTCTGTGGCTCATAAAACGTAAAATCATTTGCAACTTCTGAACCAAAGGATGGTTGATTATACGTTGCAAATTGTTCCGTCATATTTCTTTCTTCGCCATTTAACGCGACCCATTTTGGCCCTTCATATGTAACTACTTTCCACCAACCATTTGGACGTTTTTCTATAACACCAAGTGCCTTTTGTGGTCCATATTGTTGTCCGTTATTTCCCTTAGTCGCTGTAAACGAAGGCTCATTATATACATAAAAGTTTTTATTTACTGCAACTGACTCCATTAAACCTGGGTACATCCACTTATCGCCTTCCCAAGTTTCTACCTTTAGCCACCCATTTGTATTTCCATCAACCACTTTTATAGTGGTAGGATTATATGGTTTCTCCATATTTCCTTTTTGTGAAGCAAAACTAGGTTCGTAATATACATAGAATGGGCTATCAAATTTCTTTAATTCTCCATCTAAAGCAACCCACTTATCTCCCTCAAAAGTAGCTACTTTCCACCAACCATTTGCACGCTTTTCTTTTACAACAAGCGATTTTTGTGGCCCATATTGGTTTCCACCACTTGCTTTTTCAGATGTAAATGAAGGTTCATTATACGCATAGAAATTTTTATCTACTTTTACCGCTTCAGAATTAAGGAAAATCCATTTATCTCCTTCATTGGTTTGAATCTTTAACCATCCATCTTCTTGTCCATCTATCACTGTAACTACTTGAGGTGCTATAACATTACCATTGTTCCCTTTTGGTGATGTGAATTTAGGCTCAGCAAAAGTAATATATGGTTTCTCTATTTTCTTTTGCTCCCCAGTAAGATTAATCCACTTGTCTCCCTCAAAAGTAGCTATTTTCCACCAACCATTTGTACGCTTTTCTTTTACAACAAGCGATTTTTGAGGTGCATATTCTTGTCCTTTTTTAGATGTAAATGAAGGTTCATTATACGCATAGAAATTCTTATCTACTTTTACTGCTTCTGAATCGGGAAAGATCCACTTATCTCCCTCATTGGTTTGAATCTTTAACCATCCATCTTCTTGTCCATCTATCACCGTAACTACTTGAGGTGCTATAACATTGCCATTGTTCCCTTTTGGCGATGAAAATTTAGGTTCAGCAAAAGTAATATACGGTTTCTCTATTTTCTTTTTTTCCCCATCGGTATTAATCCACTTATCGCCTTCCCAAGTTCCTATCTTCCACCAACCATCTGAACGCTTCTCTTTTACAGTTAGAGCTTTTTGAGGTCCATATTGAGCTCCACCATTTCCCTTTGCAGATGTAAACGATGGCTCGTTATATGCAAAGAACGATTTGTTAAATGGTATAACTTCATCAGCAAATGAAATCTTGCCAAAAGAAGCTAGTGCTAATAATAATAATAATAGTGCCGAAAAAACCTTCTTAAACAAGTTATTTCCTCCTTTTTTGTAAAATACTTCAGAAATATACAAATATCAGTTATATATTGTCATATTTTTTCTTTTTAGTCTATAAATTTATTAAAATATCAATAAAAACAAATGTAATGTTTTTATTTAGGATAAATCCCTCGTTAATCATCCAAAAATCCCCACCATGTGGCATAGCATCTTTCAAAAGGGAAGCTCTAACTTTTTAATCTAGTATCCTTTACCCATTAAATTAACTGAGTCCTCCGTTCATCCATACGAGCTACTTTTCCGTTTTTATATACAAACGATTGTTCACCGTGCCCAGTAGTTTGTGGCTCAATTGAATAAATTTGTCCATCTTTTACAACGTAAATCATATTTTCTACCAAAGAAATTTCAGCCTTCATTTCTGCAATATTTTCATTGATAACTGCCACCGCAATCACTCCCAATTATGTTATAATTACTTTGTCGAATAATTATGTCGGGAGCAATCTCGGCTTTTTTATATGCTTATAAATACCGCACAACATTTTCCGGAACAAATGCTTGTTCAAATGATAAATGAAGCCGTATTGGAATCGGCTTTTTCTCATCCCGTGCTCGCTTACACATTTCTTCTGCTTCTTCCCATATAAAATGTTTATCCTCCGCTCGTTTGTAACGCCAAATTCCAATTGTGTAATCCTCAAATAACTCATACCGTTCATCAAACGCTGTCGTTGGTTTTAATTCATCAATTGCTTTGGCTTGACGTGGTATTTGTACAACCACATCTGCATACCGTAATTTTGAATTCAAACGGTGAATATGAGCTTTCTTAGGATCAAAAGATACAACTGGTTCCACGTCAAAAATTGTTAATTGCTTTGGCATTGTTCTTCCCCTCCAAAACCTGCAAACTTGCTATTAGAATCCCTTCAAGCTGCGTTAACGTTAATTGATCTAATGTTTGCCCGTTAATTTCAGTTAATCCTAATCCCAATAATTTACGAATGATTATTAGTTTTCTACGTTCTACTTCCTGACGTAACAACATGATTAAGCCTCCTGTTGATGATTGAACTTTCTCTCTAAATTTACAAACTTACTAAATTCTTTAATGAATGCTAGTTCAACAACACCAACTGGACCGTTCCTTTGCTTCGCTAAAATAATTTCCGTTATGTTTTTATTTTCTGTCTCGCGGTCATAGTAATCTTCACGGTATAAGAATGCAATTAAATCCGCATCTTGCTCAATTTGGCCATTTTCACGTAAATCTGATAGCAATGGCCTCTTATCTTGTCTACTTTCTACAGCACGACTTAACTGTGATAATGCAACTACACATACATTTAGCTCTCTTGCCATCAGTTTTAACTTACGACTAATCTCACCGATTTCTTGCATGCGGTTCCCTCTATGCTTTGGATCCCCTACAATAAGCTGCAAGTAATCAATTGCAATTAAAACCTTTTTATCAGGATACTTACGCTTTAGTTTCCTAGTTTTAGCGTAAATCTCTTGCATCGTGACATTTGCTTTATCGTAAATTTCTAATGGCAAATCATTAATTAATCCCATCGCTTGACTAATCTTTTCCCAATCCTTTAAATTACATAGCTTTTTAGGATTCTTTAATTTCGTAGCATCTATATTTCCAGTACTTGAAATCATACGTTTAAGTAACTGCTCTTCCCCCATCTCGAGCGAGAAGATTCCTGTTGCTGTACGAGCACTTGCTGCATGAAAAGCAACGTTTAATACAAATGCTGTTTTCCCCATCGAAGGACGAGCACCAATTATGATTAAATCACCTTCTTGTAGCCCTGCTGTCATTCTGTTCAAATCGTCATACCCAGTTGGTATACCGGTTAAATCTCCTACATCAATTTGCATGTTCTTATACAGATCGACTAGGGTTTCCTTTAAATTAAATTCATCTGAATAACCTGTTTCCTCAATGGCGCTTAACTCATCAATCGAAGTACTAATAGCGCTCATATCTCTTTCTTGCTGAAGACGATTATATAAATTACCAGCAACCTCTTGAGCATGTCTCATTTTCCAAGCTTCGATAATTAAACCTTCGTGATACGAAAAATTTTTCGTCGTTGGAACAACTTCAGTTAAGTTTACAAAGAACGTAATACCACCAATTTGATTCATAAAACTGTCTTCAAATTTCCCCATGAGAGCAACAAGATCTATCGGAACCTCGGCATATTCTAATTCTCTCATTGCCTTAAATATCACTTGATGCGTTGGTAAAGAAAACTGTTTTACCTTTAGCTGACAATCTTTAATTAAGTCGCCTTCTTGGATTATGCTACCTAAAACACTTTGTTCAGCTTCAACATTGCGAATCATATCGTTACTCATTTGGCCAACCACGCATTCTGTTGGTTAAGTACTGCAAGTTCTTCTTCTGTTGGAATGTTCTGCTCCCATGCTTGTTGCTGCTGTATTACGTTTTTAGTAGATTCCGATAGACCTTTTTGTTGATCAGGTGCTTTTGTCTGTTGCTGCGCTTTTGTTAATCTCTGAGCACGAAATGCTTTATCAGCTGCCTCAACATCAGTTACTGTTTTAAAACCTTTAAGATGCCAATCTCTTAAAATCGTATTTACGTAAGACATGTTTCTCGTATTCTTCTCTAAAGCAATCTCCATAGCCTTAATAACTAGCTCTGCATTTAAATCATCTATCCAAGCATAAATACCATCTGCGATAAAAGGTGTAATAAATCCGAAGTTTTGCTCGTAAAAAGAAATTGGATTAACCTCAACAACTTCTTCCGCGCCTGCGCGTTCTTCTTGTTGTTGTTTTTCTTTTTCTTTTTCTTTTTCTTTTTGCCCACTTATCGTTGACGTATCGTGGCACGTATCGTTAACAGCAAGAAATTCTTCGAAAATAGCACGAATTTTATCATTCTTAACCTTTGGAGTAACTAGGTGAATCAAACTAATATCAGCTACTCCATCAAGTTCTTTTCGCACACAATCTTCTATAGGTTTCCCACCTCTATTAAGGTTGTATTTCCCCCAGTTAATGATGGCTAATTCGCGTGTTTCTGCATTATACTTAACCAATTTATGATGGTTTTCAAAACGATCTAGGAGCGCATTAACACTTTCCATGGAATACCCTAAATCAAAAGCCATTTGCTTTTTTGTAATTTGATATACTCCAATTTGCGTAGTGCATGGATTTGTAAGAAGATAAAGATTAAATAATTTGTCTTCTGGAGTCATCTCCTCGATAACCTTCGCATCCTGCCAAAATGAAACTTGAACTGGTCTATAAACTGCCATATTATTCATCCTCCTGTTTACATATCGCGAATCCGTCCTCTACACATAATAAGCGATAATTCTTATATCCTATTTTGAGATATTGTTTTATTAAGTAAATTAGGTGTTGCTCTGATGTTGCTTGTTGAAACACTTTAGGGTTCAGCAACACTCTATGTAACGATTTGTCTAATAACATGTAGCACACTCCGTTGTTATACGAATGCTAATTTGATATAATTAATCCTAAGATCTTTGCAAGACTATTTTTCTATCACTCTGCCAAGTGATAGAATTTTTTTATTTTCTACGTGTTACTAACGAAGCGTTAACTCCTCTTGCTCTTAAATCTTTAATCACCACACGATAACTCATCGATGCCTCATGTTCCTCTTTTGTATCACGAAGCATTTTAAATTCCCTTATACATCGCTCCAGCTCTTCTTCCCAATGATTTGATTCTTCGGTTGATTCTGCATTAAACATGTTATGAATACATTCACTCATACAGCTACGAAGCTTATTCGCAAATGAAAAATCCCCAGGAAGAACTAAATCATGAAGACGATTGTTTTTATCGTTCATGAATTACATCTCCTTTCTAATTAATTTGATGCTGTACGCATCGTTACAACCAGAAAGGAATATTGTAGGGGTATGTGAGGAACAATCCTTTTCTGGTCATAACGACAAGCACAGTGGCTTGTCTAATTACTAAAAATATCTAAAAACCTATTACTTTGGTATAATCTCCCATAGAGGGAGGTGTTACATATGAAAGACATTGTATTTACTTTAGAATTTGATGACGACATAGCTAACTCACGTGCCAATGATTATTTAGAACAAGGTTGGACGCTATTGCATGTTGGTACAAAGCTAATCGACATCCATAACGAGCAAGCATACTACAACACTACTTATGTTGTAGGTGCTAACCAAGAGCAATACGACAAGTACAAAAAAGAGTTAGAAGAAGATAACCTCAGTTTAATTTAATGATTTTTCACAAGAACTATTAATAACCCTTTTATAAAGCTCTTCATCTACCACATGAAGAGCTTTATTAACTTCGACATAACTCAAACTACTATTCAAACATGCCGTCTTAATTATCTCCAATAACTCGACGGCCCCTGATTTGAGATCTTCTCTCCTAACACTTGTTGGTTGTCCGTCTGTTAATTGAATCCTTTTCATCTTCACTTTCCTCCCCCATACAGTTTTGACTGATGCTGTACGCATCGTTACAACCAGAAAGGAACATTGTAGAGGTATGGGAGGAACAATCCCTTTCTGGTCATAACGACAAGCACAGTGGCTTGTCCAAATGATTTATATAATGTTATAATTGCTTTACGATATTTTTCAGAGCTACTGTTGTCTAGGCGGTAGCTTTTTTATTTACCCATTTATGCTTCAAAATAAATGATGCTTCTATGATTTTGATTCGAATCCCCAACAATTTCTTCTCTTGCTTTAACTCAACTGTTTTTAAATCCTCATTAAGTAATTCTGCTATTTTAATTTCACCAGTTAGTTTTGCATCATATCGAATTAATTCCTTGTATTCTCTTAGACTCGGTTTCTTATAATCTACTGTCATTTTTCTTCCTCCCTTAAAGCACCTTTGTTAAATTCATTAAGCTATCCACCGATTGAATAATAACGTTCTCCGCCATAGCCTTTTGCAACCAACTTCTTTGTATTTGTTCCATAATGCCAAAATGAACTTGCTCAAGAGCTTGTACTACACATTGAGTAGCTTGGATTGTATCGAAGATTTCTTTTGCATGAACTGCGTATTCATGTTTCTTTTTTTCATCATGCTTCCATGACCTTGTTGTAACTTGTAAGTTCATGATTTCCTTTGCTGCCGCAATTCCCTCTTCAGCTTGCTTAATATAGTTCATCAATTGTAGATTTACATCTTGAGTTAAGCGTGGATCTGTAGGCGGCAACCCAACACCATAAATATGTTTAATTGCTTGTTGATTCAACTTTGCTCCTGTTGCATGGCACCAATCCATTGCAAGCTCAAATTCTGGTTTAGAAAGTCCAGATTCAATACGGGTTAATCTTTCATGTGTAATACCAAGGTACTTAGATAGCCCTTTCTTCGTTTTCAGCTGAACATTATCACAACATTCCCTAGCATTCTGTAATAATTCTCCTATTGCTGAATTGCAGTATATGCTTGTTCCCATATCTGTTCGCCTCCATATTTAGTTTTCAAATGGTTACAATGAACTTAGTACATATGTAACTTGTCTACTTTTCGTATAAAAAGAGAGGAACTATTCCTCAACGTTTTCTTTTACTTGTATCTCTTTGATGATGGCCCAACCAGCCTTGTAATATGCTTGACGGATTTTATCGATATCCTTTTGTGATTTTGGCTCAGGAGCCACAACATGGACTTTCGTTTTTCCAAATTCATAAGTCGCCGCATATTCTTCTTGTTGGCTCATGGTGTCACCTCTTGAAGTGCTTTTTATATGTTTATGCGACGGTTCTGTTGGTACTGCCATGTTAGTTGATGGCATTTTCTCCACTTCCTCTCCAATCACTTGCGCACTATAGTTTACATAGGTTCAAAAAAAATATCTTCTACCTTAATTTTTAATACTTTAGCAATTTTGATTGCAATAATAACACTCGGTTGTTTTTTTTCATTTTCAATCTCTGATAAATACTGTCTCGATATCTTAACTTCTTTTGCCAATTTTTCTTGGGACATCCCAATATTTTTTCTAGTCTGGGCTAATAAATTCATTTAATTACCACCTCATTATTATTCACGAGTTAATTGTAAACCAAAGTGCGCAAACGCGTCAACCATGGAATACAAAAACTTTATAGATTTACTGGAAACTATTGTTTACAATATTATATAAGGAGGTGTAAATATGAATAACCTTGGAAAAGTAATTTTAGATTATCGTTTAAAAAATAAGCTTTCACAAAGGGACTTCGCTACACTTTGTGATGTTAGCCACTCATATATAAATAAACTTGAAAAAGGAGTAGATCCTCGAAGTGGAAAGTCAGTAGAACCCACTTTATTAATGATTGAAAAGATTGCTAAAGCGATGAAAAAAAGTAAAAACGAATTATTGGAAGAAATCGGTTATCTAAATAAAGCAAGTCAAAAACCCCTCTCTTCCAAAGAAGAACGCGATATTGCACGTGATTTAGAAAAAACTTTAGAAGACCTGGAGAATAGTGAGGATGCTCTTATGTTTGACGGTGAACCTATCGATGAACATACAAAAGAAATGATTCGTATTTCTCTGGAGAATTCAATGCGCATGGCAAAACAATTAGCAAAACAAAAATTCACTCCAAACAAGTACAAAAAAGATTGAACGGAGCGAGAAATGGAAATTAAAGAATACGCACTCAAAATAGCAGAAAAACATGCAACAACAAATCCATTTGAAATTGCTAGACGAAAAAATATTATAGTGTTGTTTGAAGACCTTGGGAATACTCTTGGTTTTTACAACACATATAAACGCTTTAAATTCATTCATATTAATAATCAAATTGATGAAAATACTCAACGTTTCGTGTGTGCTCATGAACTTGGACATGCCCTATTACATCCAAAAGCAAATACTTCATTTTTAAGAAATAAAACTCTGTATTCTGTAGATCGATTAGAAATTGAAGCAAATACATTTGCTGTGGAGTTGTTACTGACTGATGAAATGATTTCTACTTATGAAGATACTCGTTTATCTATTCAAGAAGTTGCTGAGATTCATGGGGTTCCGGGTGAGTTTGCTCGCTTAAAGATTTACCATTGTTAAAACAGCACAAAAAATTTTATTACTTTTAGGAGGTCATTGTTCATTGCTTGATATTTTAAAAATTACAATCACTGCTCTTGCTCCAATTGTCTTTGCGATTCCTATTATGTTCCTTAAATTTATACATCTTGAGGAAAGTGATTTACTGTTTGAAACAAAAATAAATCAAGTAAAACTTAACTTTAGCAATAACATCATTAAATACATATTACTTTCATTAGCATTGTTTCTAGGCCCTGCATTTGCATTTCATTTCATTGATGGACTAGCTTTAATTAAAGAGTATGGCAATTCAGGTGCTTTCAAAACCTTTTTATCAATAGGTCTTCTAGTATTCTATATCTCTCTTATAACTACTACTCTTATTATCGAAAAATGGTCACATAAAACCAAGCTGGTTAAATTTTTTGCCTCGACGACCATAGTTAGTTGCTTAACCTTTTATTGTCCACTAGCTTCTAGCGCTATATATGATAAGAATCTCGGTGCTTTACCCGTTCTTATTGCCATACCACTTTTAGTTATTTTAATTATAGGCTATGTTTCTTACACAATTACTCCAAAAATAGATAATAAGCCTTTATGTAGAATCGTAAGCGAAGATTATATTAAAGAACTAGATTTAGTTCATTCACATATGTTAAACGATGGTAGAACAGTATTATATGACAAATATCGTTCTAAAAAAGAAGTTTTTTACGTATGTGATTATTCATCAAAAGTTTATTTGGAACTTTTACCCCCAAAAACTAAAACAGAGGAAGATTAACACTCGAAAGGAGAAGGTGATGATAGTGAATTCCAATGATGATAAATTGAATACACAAGAAAAAATACACCTTGGTATAGAAGCATGTTTACAACTAATTCCCAATATCGGGGGCGCTATTGCAACATCATTTTATGGTTACCAAAAAGAAAAAAAACTGAAGCGCATTGAATCCTTTTATAACGAACTTCAAGAAGAACTAACTACTTTAAAAACTTCCCTGCAAGATTCGGCTACAGTTCCTGATATGGATGAGCTTCTAAGAATTATTGAGGATTTAAATGAAAAAGTTGAACGTGAACATATTAAAGAGAAACAAAACTATTTTAAAACCTATTTCATAAATAACATCTTACATCCAAATCAAGTTAACTATGATGACAAAAAATTCTTTTTAGATACATTAGCAAACATGACACTAGTAGAATGCAATAGTATCTTATATCTTTATACCAAAGATTATGGCGTAATTATAGATAATGTCGCCTCAGGTACAACAAATAAATTTCAAAAGTTAGGCGCAATGCATCGTTTAGAATCATATGGATTTATTGAAATGACAGACGTTGATGTTAAAGACTTTAGTGATAATTACTATACTAGTAAATATGTTTCTATTACTAATTACGGAAAAAAATTCGTAAACTTCTGCTTACAACATTATTAATTTGTAGTAAGAATAAATTTTATAAAAACAAAGGGGATATAGTCACATGAAAGAATTAATTTATTTAGACAAAGATTTTTTACATTCATTTATAGCACAAACAAATGACGGTCTTATTACATCAAAAAGTACCGAATTACAGGAGCAAAGAACTGAAACTCACCAAGAAAGTACAGGGGCCCAAGCAAGAGGATTTTTAGAGATTCAAGGAGATACAGGAAAATTTGAAGTGCCACTGTTTCTAAAATCACCATCAGCAAAAGCTACCATGCGTCTATCACCTGGTGAAAATCATTCAGAATCTTTCTCCATTGCCGATTTAGAGGCTGGAAAAGAAATCATTTCAACACAATTACACGACAATGCCTTAAATGATTTTGAAACATACCTCGATAAAGAAAAATTAATTTTCAATATAGATAATACTTCTTCCAGTTTAAACTTACAACCTGGTACATATATTAAAACAACATCTACTTTTACAGCAATGAATTTTGAGGTTATTGAAAAGATGGTGGGAGAAAAATTTATTGAAATCCTGCTATATGGTGTTAGGGAGCAAAAAGAAAAAAGCATATTAGAAATAGAAAATGACAATAATATTAAGCCTTCCCAAAAAAAATCGGCTATTCAATTAATTAACAAACAATTTAAAGCAATGGAAGAAACGCAAACTTCACAATTAAAACAAGTACAACTTATGCTAGAATATATAAACCAAACAGTATCAGCAAAAGCATTTCTCAAAATGGGGAAAATCTTTATCCCATTAAAACAAGATTATCTACGTGAAACTATTGATGAATTAATATTTAAATACGGTCAAAACAATCCATCTGTAAAGGCAACTTTAATTGGTAAAGTTACCAGAAAGATTTCTAATGAAGAAACTCAATTCCCTGATTTCTCAAACGTAATGAGCCAAAGCTCTCAAAATATATTCAATTCATTTTTAGGGCTTCCACTAGGGATGCTAAGTAATTTTGATGTACTTACAACTGATGATGTTGTAGTATCCCCTGTTGCTATTTATTTTGAATAA